GTTTCCCAGTCACGATCATGGATGGTCTTTTGAAAATTCTAAAAACTTATCTAAAATCATTTTGTTTCTCCTAAATTAAACTTAATAAGGGGTTTCCCCTATATCACTTCTTATACATCGTTCTCAGTATTAAGAATAGCATCGCATCTTCTTACTGGAACACCGTCAAAACTAACAACCTGTTTACCTGCAACTGAATCGATAGTGAGATTAACATTAGAAGTATCTTTGATCTGCTTTCTGAGATAGGTCATGATAGTTCTATTACAATAGAATACAGGTCTCACCATTCCACCGCTTGTAGCACTGGCGGGTAATCTCTCGATTGCATCGATCATGAGATCTACTAAACCTGCTGCACTTGCTCCCGCTAAGTCTGCAACATCAATGTTAGCAATACGCACAACATATCTCCAGTCTCTTACACAAAGACCGATGTCCCATTTGAAGTGAGATACAAGAACTCTCTTCATTTTGTTGTTAGAATCTTTATCTAACTGTTCTGCGAGATCATCCATGTTGAGTCCGGCTTTTGATCCTTTAGGATAAATTCCGAATACTGAATTGATTCCCCAACCAACTAACCAGATTGATGTGTTCTCACCATCGTCACCGCCGCCACCGTCAATTACATTATAACCGGAGTTATCTTCGTCTGTACTTGTCGCTGAGTATCTTGGTGCAAGACCGATGAATTTTTCTGGGTCCACATCTGTATTACCATAGAATAATGTTGATGCCATTTCCTGATTCATTGCTTCGAGAAATGCCATGTCTTCAGACATTCTGTACTCTTTGGTATTACCATTGAGTTTTGCAACATCTTTATCAACTTCACTGTATGCTTCTAACATACCACAACCATCAGTGATAGCCTTTGTGGTTGACTTTGATGCAGGAACACCCTCATTGAGCATTCTCCAGTAAACATCTGGTAAACCTGTTCTGATAGTATGTTTGTGACCTGTTGGAAGGTTTCCTTCTTTGAAAGGCATATCTTCTAAAATTGGATTCATATCATGGAGTAATTCTGCAATCGCTGCAATTTTTCCGTCTGGATCTGTTCTTCTTGCTACATCGAGCAATGTTGGATTATAAGTTCCTACTGTTGCCATTTTATGGCCTCCTTAAATTAATTGTAAAATAAATCTTGAGGGGATTTCTTTTCCTTAGGACCTGTGTCTTTACCCTCATGTACTGGGTCCTCTGATATTGCTCTGCCTACTTTGTTCAGAAAGTCTACGACTCCAGGGTGGTTCCCTAACCATGAATCTTTCATCAATGACTGGGTATCCTCATCTGCAAACTCCTCAACCGCTCTCTTAGCAAAAGCAATATTCTCCTGATATTTTGGATCCGCTTTAATCTGCTCGGTCCACTTCTCTTGTTCCTTTGCGAATTCTGCTTCCTGTTTTGCAACTGCACCTTCTGCAAACTTAGCATAATGTGCAGCGACCTTCTGTGCATCTTCATTGCTCAGATCAATCTCCCTGGCGATGTCCAAAAATCCTTTTTCAAGATCTTTATCGATCTCGATTCCTTCAGGATATTCTATCTCATAGGATTCTGGGGCCTTCTTTTCTGGCTCTTCCTTCTTCTCCTCATCGGAGTCTCCGTCTGCCTTTTCATCTGAGTTCCCATCTTCGCCATCCGGTGAGTACAGCTTATCCAGGTTGGATTTCTCCTCGCCCTTCTTTTGGTCTTCGTTCAAAACAGTGTCCGTAGTTTCTTTAATATCTGTTACTTTTTCTTCTGTCTTTACTGAATCGGTGTTATTCTGATCAGTCTTTCCAGATTCGCTAAGTAGTGATGCCATTCTCTAACTCCTCTCTTTCTTTCCGTTCTAATATTGCCTGGTTCATCTGCTCTGGGCAGATCTCCATAATGTCTGCATAAAATTCTAACCCGACATCCCTTCTACCTTCCAGGTAAAAGGTCCGTGAATTCCCCGTGAAACATGACTGGAAGACCCTGGATATCTCCATGAGTCTCCACATCACTCTCCTGCCTTCGGGTGTTGCCATTACATTATTAACATCGTGAAGTTCATTCTCTCTTTGTAATTCTTCATCTGTCATTGTTGTAAGTTCCCCATCAATTGTCCGAGTACATTGTTATCCTCTGTACTTGCTCTCGAAAGTGTTTCTGCTCCCTGTGCTGCCTGGTTCGCAGTCTCTAACATCTGCTGCATTCTCTCTTGCTCCGCTCTCTGTTGGCGGATTGCGTCAACTTCTTCCTTACTTTTAACCATCTTCGGTGGGATTCCAGTCGCTTCTGCAAACTCATCGACCGCCTCATCAGCATTGTACTTATCAAGTACCTCTGGTTTAACTGCTGCCAGGTTGCCGACAAACCCTGTGAATTGGTTGATCGCAGTGATGCTAATCGCTTTCTGAGCCTGTGCCAATATGGATATATATTCAACTCTGAGATCCTTTCCCTCCAGTTCAGGAGGTATTGGTGGTAATGCATCGTTTCTGTCCATGATATCAAAGGTTATATTAATTATAGGATCTAATTGCTCGGAATGCAATCTTTCCAAAACAGGCCCCAACATTAGCAATTTCTCTTGGTGTCTCTCTGCAACTTCGGTAGCAGTCATCTGATGGTTGTCCGGTAAACTCGCCAACATCTTAAAAAGATCATTGAATAACCCCTCTCTAATTGCCTGTTGGACCCTTTCAATCTTATATTCAATCGCTTGGATATTTGGGTTAACCTGATACAATGCTCTAATACCGGATGCCGCTCCTGTTTCCATTGTTGGATCGAATGTCACTCCGCCTGGTATCGTGTTGATGTTTCTGTTTTTGTGTTTTCCAGGTGCTACCAAAGGTGGGTCAACCATTTTATCTAATGCCACGATTGACTTCTTCTGCATCTTCATTAACATTTTAGCATCGGGGAGAATTGTCATCCCAGGTCCGTAGCCGTATACATTCCTTCCGAGTAATTCCCATCTCGGTGCAGCAATAGGAAAATTATTGAATCCTCTAATAGAAAGAAATCTCTGCTCTTCGCAGTTTCCCTTCTCCCAGTATAAAGATCTCCAGGGTCTTTGCCCTACTGATACAATCTTCATTCTGCTATCATTTGGTTCAATCAGATTGCAGATAGTAAAGACAGTATCCGGAGCCTGTTTGAATCTGTCCATTAATTTCCTGGATACATTATCCTCACCAAATGTCTGGACCACCTGTCTTGCTGTCATGTGGGTTTCCCGGTAGAAAGTATCAATAGTTCCATCCTCTCCACTCTCTAACATATACTCGCCGATGGTAAATGCTCTGGTCCTGATCATAGAATTAAAATCCTCTTTGATCAGCATGGCAGATGTACCAAAAGCACCGAGTTCCTTGTAACCCTGGTGCAGACTATCATATAAATTAGACTTCGAGAAGATGAGTCTCATTCTTCTTTCTACTTCATAAAGCCACTGGGCAACCGGTTTATAATTCATTAAGTCGGTGTCATCAAGTGCCAGTTTGAACCAAGGCCTTGCAGGAGATGTTAATCCAGACTGAAGACCTGCTGCCATCGTGCCTAATCCTCTTTCGGGTGAAGAGTCAAACACTTTACTGTGTTTCTTTGACCCGTCATTCCGTTCGCTGTCAGACTTACCGGTGAGACCTCTTCCGCTCCAGGGGGAGATGTAATCTCTTATCTCTGCCCAATGAGATCTCCAGGTCTGGACGGAGTTTTCCATATCTCCGACTCTGACATTTACTTTCTTCATTAACTCTGGATAATTTCTCATACTAAACCTCTACTGACCTAACAGTGACTTTGAGACGGTTGATACAGGACCTAACAATCCCATTCCACTTGTTCTGTTTGCACCCAAAAGTGCTGCTCTTCTCTTTGCTCTATTACCTGCATCGCCCATTTTCTTTTGGGGTTCCTTCTCCATTGCAGGAGGTGGTGGTGGTGCAGGAGGGGGCGGTGGTGCTTTCGGTGAACTTAAACACATACTAAATTACCTCATATTCATTATTTGCAGTATAACCAGTGTCATGCTCAATGTATGAGAACTGGTGTGCATCGTCATCTGGGAAAAATGCCTGAAGGGGTTCTTCGACTATACGGGATATACAGTCCATCATGTCATCGTGGACCGCAACTGGAAATGGTATGAACTCGGTGTCTTTTAAGATCTTAACAAAGTCTCTTGCACTCCCTTCTTCATCTTTATAAAGAAGTCTATGTGGAAGTATAAACCTGTGTTGTTCAAATATTGGGACCAATCTTCTGATCCTATCATTCTTTGGCATTGACCCGCCGACCGGAGTTATCTTGAAAGAATAATTCTCGATCTGCTGCACATACTTGATATGCTCGATGTCTGCCTGGAGTCCGTATTGTTCATAACCTACATTAAGAGGTTTCCATTTCCTAACTAACTTAAAGAGATTGTTGGTTCTCTCTGTTAGGTTCATCCTCGCTCTGATACCATCGATCAAATAATAACAAAGATCTGATCCAAGTGCTATGACTGTCATTACAGTATAGTCGGAGTCTCTCTTCTTAGCTGATGCAGGGTCAACAGTGATATAATAATTCCAATGCCCTTGGGGTTCGATGACTCTGTATTCAAGCCATTCCTCTTTGAATCCCATCGCTCCATCTGCTTTAGGATCCTGGAGCATTTGACAACCGAAGATATAAGGCCCCATGTCTCTTCTTTTAGCTTGAAGTGATTTCTCTGCCAGGAATACTGGATTCCCATCCATGGTTCCGTCATCGGTTGCAGGATAAATTCTCTGTATAACAGAGCCTCTTTCCATCATTGTTCTGTATGCATCATTAAAGTGATATCGTGTCCCAATAGTTCTACGGTTTCCACCTTCAGCACCAAGTGCCAGGGAGAGTTCCCATGCCTCTATTGTCTTGGCTATCTGCTCCGGTGTGGTGACAGATGCCTGGGTCACAACATCATCATATATTAAATTATCAAAGTGCTTTGATACTGGTTGACCATCAACTAAACCCCAGGCCTCGACTGTTGCCTCTTTGGGATTCTGGGTCCGCTTGACAACTATTCCATTATCGAGAGACCACCTGGAAGACTGTTTCCTGGGTTCTTTATAGAGTACATCAGGAAATAAGTCCTTTAAGAACTCATTGCCTTCAAATTCTGTCTTTATTTGATTTAGGAATGCTTTTGCAATCGGTCTTGTATGTGAGAATATCCCATTTGTAGTGTTAGGATCAACCAGGATATCTTGGATTGTTTTTCCAAAGGTGATGATCGTTGACTTGTAATGCTCCCTGGCCCATAGATCTAAGTGTCCATTGGGTTCCTGCTCTACTTCTCTGCATCTATCGTAAAGCCAATCACGGTTGATGTCAGGTCTATTCATTGCTACAGTAAGCAGAAAGAATAAATCCTCCAGACATAATCGCCGGAGGGTTTTTTCGTCCTTGTCTGCTAAGACTTCGAGGTATAATTGATTCGATTGTATTCTTGATAGCTTGGAGCAAATTCCCATAATGCTCCTACGACAAGAAGTCAAACTCAGGTTCACTCTTGATCAGGTTTTTAATTCTGTCATCGAGATCCCTTGAGTTAACTCGGTGTTCGACTGGTTTGTCTCCACCCTCTATGACTCTCTTTTCAGAGAAATCACAGTGTGCCTTGCCTAATAGTTCAAGTGCTTTTAGCCTGGTCTTGAGTGTTGCTTTGACCTCAGACTCGCAGCCGTCTTTGTCAGTGTGGATATCGGTATGATCTCCTCTGACAACAGCCGTTAAGAACTGGAGTCTCTCATCCCTATCGGCGACAGGGAGTGTCAAGCTACTCATTTCGGGAGTGACCTTATCTCTAAGCCTCTTCTGGATATCGGGGTGAGACAAAAGGGTGTAAGCGTGTTGAATTGTTATCCCGGCAGCAGCAGCGGCTTCAGAGGCATTACCGGAGTAATGATCAATGAACTTCTTCTGCTTTTCGGTTAAAATGTCTAACTTGCTCGGTACACCCATTTGATTTTCCCCCCCCAGATCGTGACTGGGAAAC